CTATTCCTATTGTAGGTAAAAAGGATTAATTATGCCAAGTCATTACGATAAAAAAGACAAAGACAAGAAGAAAAAAAAGAAAAAGAAAAAGAAAAAAGATAAGAAGAAAAAATAGTGAAACCACCAAAAAGACCTGATGTTATAGAAATAGGTCCTTTTAAAGTTCATTTAAAGCTTGTCAGTCACGATTTAGCCTACGAGGTAGGTGAACAGCAAGGCTCTTTTCACTCTAAACCACCACTTACAATAGTGCTTGATGAAAACATCATGCTATTAGAAAATGAAAATACTTTCAATTTGTTGGTTCACGAGCTATTTCACTGCTGTTATTATCAATACAATTTAGAAAAAGCTAATGAAGAAGAGAATGTAGTAAACGCTTATGCTAACTTTGTCACAGAGCTTTTTACCAGGAGTAATGTTAAAGATTATCTTGTATACTTAACACGAGATAAATTAAATTGATCATTAAATATTTTTTAGTAGGAATCTTTTGCGTAGCACAACCGTACGATGATTGTATTCGTGTGGCAGGTGAGAGATATTTTGATACAAAAGAATCTTGTGAACTAGCAGCTCAGAGTTTTGGTAATATAATGATGGCACAGAATCCTACAAATACTGTTGCTGTACAATGTGTTGATGCTTATCCTATTATGTTGAATCAGGATGTGTAGATATAAGTTTATCTAAATACCACCTGGCTTTCTTTAAATCTTCTAATCCGTTCTTGAATTTTTGCCTTACGACATACTTAATCACATTACCGCTAAAATAATCTAGCTTAAATTCTGCAATAAAATCTGACACTTGAATCTTGGCTCCGACATAATATGGCGGGTTTATTTTATCTAAAACCTTGGACTCTTTATCTTTCTCCACCATTCTTTGTCCTTGTTCTTTTCATTTAGTTCGCTATTCATTTTACGTAAAAAATCATTTATTTCTATTTGATCTTTGACCTGGTCCGTGAGCCGTGCAACTTTCTCTCTCAACAATTTTACTTCGTCCCTTATAGTTTTTATTTCGTCTTCCATTATTTCAGCCTTTCTCTATGTATTCTGGCCTGGCGATCACCGATTACCCACACCATATAACCAATAAATAATAATATTAAAGTATTCAATACTAACAATCCTAAAATCATTTGCGCCTCCTATTTTTATATCTACTAGATCTACGTCTTCTTTTTTTAGATCCTATCTTTCGTCTACCTTTATGAAACCCTGCTCTTCCTGTGTGAGCCATTACTTATCGATACCCTTACCGACATCTTGTCCGGGAACCTTGGATCTTAAATGTATATTAAATGCCATAGATCTACGCTCACCTTCACTACGAAACGGATAAACCTGGTGCGATAACCAACTAGGAAATATATACAGATCACCTATCTGTGGTTTAGCCATGTGTGAATGCTTACTAAAAGTATTCGGCACACTACCTAAAAATTCTAAACAACCAACACTAGGATAATGATCCTCTCTTCTAAACTCTTCTTCATAGCCTGGTGGTATCTTTAAAAAGAATACACCTGATAGCTGCGAGTCATGTATATGTACAGGATTAAAGTCACCTGCGTACTGACTTACAACCCATGAAGTATAAGTCATGTTAGTATTTTCTGGATTAAATTGATTACCAACAGTTTTTAGTATATACTCCGTCACTAATTTATTTATCACTAACTCTAGTGATTTAATTTCGCCCAAGGATAACGCTACTTCTTTTTTCACATTACCAGCCAGATTAGCGCTATAATCTAATTGTTCTGATCTTTTATCATCGTTTAATATATCGTCAGCCTTTTTATTTACTTCGTCCACTATATTCTGTGGCACAGAACTCTTCATGATCCGTGGTCCGAAAGGCGTGAACATATCATAACTAATTTGTTTTTCTTGCATTTATACTCCTTGAAGGTGAGGGCAAAGAATAAAAAATAAAAAAACTCTGCCCTCGGTCATGTTCAGAAAGGTGCTAGTCTCTCCTAGCCGTCACACCACTTCCTATCTTATTCAGGTAAGGATCAAGTATTACAGTCAATGAACTGCGAAGATTAATAGAGGAGTAATACTTGCGTTTCATTCTAGGTGTCAGATGAACCCTCTTCGCTGTGGGGATTAGGTCTAAGGACTATCTCTTTTACAACAACGTCCTTAATCTCGAACTCGGCAAACGGAGGGATCGGCTTGTAGTTTGGAGACCCAGGAGGAAATACTAGTAAGTTGTCCCAATCTCTCTCGTCTACCCTTTTTTGCACTCTCTCTACGGCCTCCTGTAAAGTATCATGCAAAACTTTGTAATGTATTGTCTCTGTCCTCTGAACAGCTACATCATAATATTTTGGAAAATTGTTATCTGTTATGAAATCAGTGTCATTTTTTTTGGCTTTTAAGAAGGTTATAGCCTGTTGTAGACTCTCGTCTGCATGATCCTTCTCTGCATATTTAATCAAAGTTAATATTGCTTCTTCTTCTGTCATTCTATGTTCTCCTATATAAATACATCCACACCATATACATGAGCTACCATCGTGCTCTGGGCAATAGCAAAGTGGGCATAGATCATTCAATGTTTCTCTTCTTACACTCTTGCATAGTCAAAAACTCTATGACTTTACCTACAGATCTAAAATCTTTGGCTCCTAATTTTTTTAACAATTGCCATATGTCTATTTTGACTGCAACTGATTTATATTTTAAAGCATTCATTTCTTTCTCCTAAAAAAGTACGGTAAATACAGCTATAGCAATTAGAATTTGCTTCCAAAATATAGCTAGAAATACTAGCACTATAAATATATTTAACCAATGTATGCCCATAATTTATACACTTATATGGGATTTGTCAATGAATTGTGTCATTTTTTGGATCCTCCTCCTCGTATTCAATAGTAAATTCAATGTGAAATGTAGCTCCACAACTAGGGCATGAGTATACCTTTTTACCATTCTCTTTTTCATGCTCATCTACTGGTATTACAATATCTTTACAATTGTAACACTCAGCAGTTACGAGCTTTTTAGTGTCCCCCATGACTCTCCTATCTTTGGATCTACTTTACTTGGCACTTCTAGCTCAATACAGTTCTCCATAATCTCTTTTATCTGTTTAACCTGCTCCATATCTTCACATGAACAATTAAGCTCATCATGCACTTGTATGTGTGGTGTGATACCAGCTTTGTATACTTCAACCATTGCTTTCTTAGTTTGATCAGCTGCACTGCCTTGTATTAATTTGTTTAACGCTTTGTAGGTAAATGCTCTCTTAAGATTACTACCATACTTTCGTACAGCCTCATCACGTGGTAATGGTTTGTGTACACCCCATTTGGTTGGTTCATACAAATCAAAATGACATATACGACCAAGTATAGTTCTTACCTGGCCATTATCATTTGCTGACTTACTAGCCAGGCTCATTAATTGTTTTACAAATGGCACACGAGCATGATATTTTTCAAACAATTCTTTTGTATCATCTTCGCCTAGCCCTAACTCACTACCTAATTTTTTCTGACCCATACCATAAAACAATCCTAAGTTCATAGTCTTGGCTGTCTTACGATCTATACCTGCCATCTCAGCAGCTATCTGATGAAAGTCTGTGTCTGTTTTATCCTGATAAGAATGCACAAACTCATCTGCACCTGACAATCCACCGTGTGTTAAAGCTGCAAAATGTACAACTAATCTAGGCTCTTGTTGTGAGTAATCAAAACTACCCCACATGTGATTACCTTCTGGTATAAACAATGACCTGATCATTGGTCCGATGTTCTCGTTTCGTGCTGGTATCTGCTGTAAATTAGGATTCGACATACTTAGTCTACCTGTTATCGTACCACCTTGATCTGACTTTAATTGATTGATCTCGCCATGTATACGACCATCCTGTTCATGTTTTAACAATGAGTCTATAAAAGTAGATCTAGCCTTGAACAATTCCCTTGATTCTACTATCTTTTTTGACAAAGGATCTTGTAATGTCGCTAAGAAATTTTTATCAAAGCTAGGTAGACCTGTAGGCGTTTTGTTATAAGATATCTTTTTCTTATCAAATGCTTTTGCCACTGACAGAGGCGCAAACACCTCTACTTCGAACCCTACATCTTTTTTTATTTCTAATAATAATTTTTTTTCTTTTGCGATTATTTGTTTTTTTAATTTATCTGCCTTATCTAAATCTACTCGTACGCCTTTCCATTTCATCTCAACTAAAACAGGTAACAATTCTGACTCTAAATAAAATATATGGTGCAACTCTTGTCGATTCATTTCTACTTTCAACGCTTGCCATAATCTTAATGTAAGATCTGCGTCCTGCTCTGCGTAAGGTCCGACATACTGATAAGGTAGTTTATACATTTCTGCCTTAGCATCGATCTGCCAGGCTTGTGCTGCTTCATATAATAAACTTTCATCTTTCTTTTCTTGTATGTAATCTCTAGCAACAGCATTTAAGTTATATTGACCAGGCATTCTGTTCTCATCAATCAATGCTGCAGCTATCATCGTATCAATAATCCTACCTTTAACATTGATACCCCATCGCTTTAGCCACCCTATGTCATAACTAGCATTGTGAAATATTTTATCGACATCATTTTCAAAATATTTTTTTAAATGTTTTTTAAGTATTTCTTCATCAAAGTTACCACCACCCTCATGTCTTATTGGATAATAACCTTTGAACCCATCTACAGCCACAGCGATACCAACAACGTGACCTTTACCAGTAGCCCAGCCTGGTCCAGTGTCCTTGATTCCTGGGTCGTAAGTCTCTAAATCTATAGCTATCTCTTTAGCCTGTGATAAATCAGGCAAAGTTTGTGGTGGATTCCATTCTTTTGGGGGTTCAAATAGTGGTCTCTGGGTCGACATACTCTATCTCAATATTCATTTCTTGTTGTTTCTTTGATTGCA